GGAGAGTTGTTGCAGGAACTACGTAAAGCCAGAGCGCAGTTGAAACTGAATGAGCTGCTACTGAAACTGGATCGCTACCGGGTGATAGTGGTGGATGATCTTGGCTATGTCAAACGCGACAGCGCCGAAACGGGAGTACTGTTCGAGTTAATAGCGCATCGCTATGAACGTGGGAGCCTGGTGATAACCAGTAACCATCCGTTCAGCATGTGGGGCAGCATCTTCGTGGATGAGACTATGGCGGTGGCGGCGGCAGACCGGCTGATCCATCACGGATATATGTTCGAACTGAAAGGTGAAAGCTACAGGAAAAAGACAGCGAAGGCAGTAACAAGCGCGACTTGATGTCGCACTGAAGGGTGCGGCCAGTATAGTTGGCGCGAGTCGGCAAAACTAGTTGACGTCTAATATGAACAGGAAGGACACTGAATATAAGCCGCCTCACTTGCCAGCACGGGATCGGCAATATCACGGAAACCAGCAACCACATCGCCGCAGGGCTGAAAATACTCACCACAGTGTGGACAGGGCCAGTACCAGCGACGGCGATCGCCACGGTTATAGAGCGACAGTATCCCCGTGGTTGGTGGAGCCTCATGCGGTGAAGTCCGTCGCCATTTCACATCCTTCACATCCCTGCCGGGGGAACTCTCCACCAGCGTCATACCACTGGACATAAATGTGGTGGTACGTTTTGAGGCAAGAGAGAAGGCATCCCCCTCGCCATCAATATCTTCCGGAAAACGGTCATAATCCGTCAGCGCCACGCATTTATAATCTGATGAGGACATGATATTGACTGACGGCCAGCCGATTTTCAGGTAGTTGCCAGCAAGGAATGTTCTGTCATAAACGTTGTTGTCATTTTTGTTCGGACTCAGGCGACTGACCACTTCCGGGCTGACGCGAAACGTTCTGGCAAGTCGTTTTTTGGAGTGTTCGCGGGCTTTTTCCTCCGTCATCTGAATGATCAGCATATCCGCAGGATCGCAAATCACGTTGTAAATCACCCAGCCGTCAATCAGGCCGATAGTCTTGCCGGTTCGTGCCGGACCAACAAATATCACTGCGTCGTATTCACGCGAGGCCAGGCAGTTCATCGGCTCAAGAACATACGGTGCCACCAGCGGATCCCACGGGACTGAGTTCCCGGCCCCCATGGGCACTCGCATATACTGAGCAACGGCATCAGCAACCCGCATTCGTCTCGGTGCGCGAAGGATATAACCTGAATCGGTTCGTGCTGCCTTTGCGGTTTCCTGATTCAGCATTACTCCTCCTGCTGTAATTCCTCCTCATCATCCGCACCTGCTTCGGTCACCCGCAGGGCTATCTGATCGCGCAGATCATCAATAATGGACTGAACACGGCTCACAGCGACAGGCTGCAGGCCGCAGTCACGTTCCAGAATATCCGGTAATGTCTCCAGCACCTGCACGACCGCTTTTGCCCAGATGGCAAACTCCCGTCTGACATCACTGGCCGGAATGAGTTGTGCCGTTTCCTGTTCGAACTTAAGACGCTCACGTTCAGACTGATACCAGGCTTTGCGTTCATGTGGATCCATTTCGCCCTCAGCAACCGGCGGTGGTAACCCCATAAATTCAGTCAGAATATCGGTCAACCGGTATAGCTTGAGTTTGTCATGTCCACCAGCGGGACGAATGTTTTTCAGTCTTGCCACGACAGTCTGGCGGTGCAGACCAGATAAAGCCGCCAGTTGATTAATATTCAGCACCAGGTTTTTCAACTCATGATCCATATTTCCTCCGGAGAGCTTTAAACATGCATCGTGCGAACAACTTTAAGAAAACGCGTTCGATGTCGAACAAAAAACACTCAATTCGACATACAAAAAACAAATAACATTAATAATCAATAAGATGCAAAGATGATGGTGGCCGATAAAAATGCAAAAACTAGCCTTTTTCCGCGACGCTCCCGCCCCGTGGCAGGCCACCCCACCGGGAGGACCCGTCAGCCTGACAGCCATGACGAACGTCTGATACAGCGCCTTGCATGAATGGCATCGGGATAATCCAGAAAGGAATAGCATCGTGCCCACAAGAATCTGTGTGAGTATCCTGTTTCTTCCACCCCCGCACAGGACTGGCGAGCATGAGGGACAAACCCGCGAACCATAAACGCGGTAAAAACCCGGTGTGCATCGTTTTTGATTATTCCCGCACACTCTCGCAGAAGGAGTTCCCCGTCGGGCTACGGTCTCTGTTAATACGGGAATACGGCGACGATACAGCGCATGATGTGTCAGGCTTGAATACCTTTATCCGTTAAAAGGGATATCAGTTAAGTTATCCCGTGTAGGGTATAAGCCATTATCAAAGCCACTCTGTAGGGAGTGGCTTTTGTAATGGCAATAAAAAGCCCCGCGAATACGAGGCTAAATCCTGGTATTTGTAATGACTGGCTCTTATTTCAACGCAGCCCCTTACCGCGCGCCAGATGCTCAACTTCAAGCATCAGCAATGAGATGTTTAATCTGGATTCACTCCAGAAGTGATCACCACCCTGTCTACAGAGCCAGATGTGAAGGATGATGAGTAAAATTATCGCTATCATCGAAGGCATTGCGTCCTGATATATTCCTGAAGCGTTCTCAGTGCTGTCTGGTCTCTGATGATTCCGTCCCGGATACCGAGAACGTTTCGTCCAGCAACTGGAGAGAGTTCGACGGTGGCATCATTGCCCATGCCGGAGGCGCTGGAGGTTTCGGCTGAGGATGGCACAGAGCATTTTCCTTTGACGAGCACCCGACCACCATTATCAAGCTTGCGCCGAAGAGCATCATTTTCAGCTTTCGCATCAGCCAACTCCTTCGTGTATTTAGCATCGAGTACATCAGCAGCACGCTGGCGTTGCTGCATGTCAGTAATGGTGGCGGTCGCCTGCTTCAGCTCACTGACTTTTTTATCACGCTGTTCTTTGTAGGCGATGGCGTTATCACGGCAATGATTGACCGCCCACGACAGGCAGACGATGATGCAGATAACCAGAGCATAAATAATCGCGGCGACTCTGCTCACTGATCTATCCCCCAACAGGCTAATGCGCTTTCCTGGTCACGACGAATAACCTGTCCATAGCAGTTATTTGAACGTATGCGGCAATCGCGCCCACCATCTTTTATCCACCAGCGAATCGCCTCGTATGCACTCTTACGATCACCGGCATTCAGCCGCTTATAAAACGTCGACGGGAAACACTTACCGGGGCCAATGTTATAGGGACAAAATGACGCTATACCCGCTTTCTGTGGTTCGGTCAGTGGTACTTTAATATTGCGCTCCACCCATGCCAGCGCCTTATCACGTTCAATAGCGTTAACCTGGTCGCATTTTTCCTTCGACAGCTTCATTCCCGGTATGACGGGCTTACCATCCACCATTGTGGCACCACGACAGATGGTCCATATACCGGAACCATCGCGGTATGCCGTAGTGTGGTTACCCTCTTTTTCATCCAGAAACTGGTCAAGTATTTGAGGAGCAGACGCGCCTGCAGCAATCAGCGCCAGAACAGCAGCTGACAGGCCGTATTTGATTTTTGCGCTCATGGATATTTATCAGGATTTATCGGTTTCTGAACCCTGGATATGTTTATCTGTCCCGGCCTGTTGAATCAGGCAAGGAATAGTTAAATACAATAGAGAGGATTGTTTATGGACAATAGCACCATTTCTCTACAGGAGTTGCTCGACTGCATTTCCAAGCTTCGGGATGATGTAAATGCCCTTACTGTCGCATTTTCATATCTGGCATTCTCAATTCCCAAGGAACAAATGCAACCAACACTGGCATCGCTCCAGCTTGAATCACTCAACCCCAAATGGTCCCAGCAACAACAAAATTCTTTCAAGTGGCTGGCGGTATTACTGGAAGAAAAATATGCTGGTGAAATTACCATTTCGGCGGAGTCTTCAGTGAACCAGTAATTCTTCCCGGCAGTTTTCCTTTGTAGGTTATCCACACACCCTGCGCCTCTAAAATTATGGGGCGCTTTTCCGGTGACTGCTCATCCCCTTCACATAACCCGGCAGCAACATCCAGGAAGACCTGTCTGATGCTCCTTCTGGCTGCTGCCTCATAAAACTCCAGCGCGGCACCTTCAACACGGTCCAGCGAGATGTCCAGGTCTAAAATTTCACCGTCAAAGCGTTTTTTGTCCCGTAACGCTAAAGTTACCGTAACTTTATTCTCAAAATTGCGGATCCCTTTCACAATCAGTTCATATTTTTGTGTCATTGAATTACTCTCCCCGTGCAGCCTTACGCTTATCTTCTCTTATTTTGAAGTACAGATTTGTCAGATAAGTCAGGAAGCCCAGAACCAGACTCCCCAGTACACCAATCGCAGCCCACTGTGACGGACTGACCTGATCAAGCCACTGTAAAAACCAGTAGCCAGCACTGCCTGCGGAGGTGCCGTAGGCAATGCCCGTTGAAATTTTGTCCATGGATTTCATAGCCTCACCTCCGCAAATAACGGATGGCGTAGTTTTACACTGAGAAATGAAAGGGATTTGAAAAGAAAAACCCGCAAAAGCGGGCGAAACGATATATACAGTAAGGGAAGCACTCTATCCAACAAACCACCCACAGTTAATCGGAATAAAAGCAGAGTGCTTATGAATGATCGCCTGCCCGAAGGTTAGTATTTCTGCACAGCAATTTTGCAAAAAAAGCGATCATTCATAACTTAAACGTCTTTCAGTCACTCCGGGATTTCCCATCATCGCAGACTGAAAGACTCTAACTGGAGCGGGCAGCGGGAATCGAACCCGCATCATCAGCTTGGAAGGCTGAGGTAATAGCCATTATACGATGCCCGCACATGGTGCCGACTACCGGAATCGAACTGGTGACCTACTGATTACAAGTCAGTTGCTCTACCTACTGAGCTAAGTCGGCACTGGACCGCCACCGGGGACTCGAACCTCGCACTCTCAACTTAAAGGGTTGACGCTCTTTCCTGATGAGCTAGTGGCAGTTGGTGGCCCTTGCTGGATTTGAACCAGCGACCTGGCGATTATGAGTCGCTCGCTCTCACCACTGAGCTAAAGGGCCGCGCACAGAATAATAACGTTACAGAATTAATACTGCAATATCTTCAGAAGGCCTGATTAAATGCTGTTTTTCACTTGTCCACCAGCGTGTTTACTGTACTGCACCAAGTTTACAGGTACAAAAAAAACCGCTCAGCGGCGGGGTTAAGTTGTGTGGCGAAGTAACCACTCTTAACAGCATATTTGATTTTTTACGATTGTAAACGGTTGATTATTCATCTCCAATAAAAATAATTGTGTGGGTATACCCTTAACAATGGATAAGAAACATGAATAAAATGACTGTACTATTACTTAGCGCAACTATCATTTCAGGTTGTACTTCTTCCGTACCATTGATAAAGAAAACTCAATCAGGAAAACCTGAGGGGGTTTATCAAAATACGACAAAAGATAAAGTCAAAGATGCCCTTGTGAATTACTGCAATAGTAGAGGGTTGATAATTTACAACGCGGATAACAGCAGTGTTATATGTGGTAAAGAACTGGAAGGCGGCTCTGCTGTTTTTGGACAAATGTTAATCGGAAATGCCTATTCAACAACCCCGGTATCAAAAGTCAGATTTACTATCGCTCAAGTTAATAACGATACAAAAGTGTGGGCCGATATGTGGATGGAAACTCAAATGGCAATGGGGCAAGTACAACAAATGGCTATAACAGACAACGCAAGCAAAAACACTATCCAACAACGTCTTGATGAATTAAAACCTTAAGTAAATTAATTAAATAAATGGGGAGAATAAATCGACTCCCCACACATTAAACTGATTCAATTACCCCCTCAATAAGAGGTCTTCTAACGATCCATCTCTAGCTCAATTTCTAACATCATTAACATGCCATCAACTACACCTTCAGCCTTTTGCAATAAACGCCCAACCCAGCAATCAGAACGCCCATGTTTACGGGCAAGCGCCATAAACGTCATACCACCTACATAATAATCCACTAATAAATCGTGCAAATCGCTGTTGTTCTTTTTCAGGCGAGCCATGCACCCACAAATGATCATCGCGTCATCGTCACAACATTGCGGGCGGGATTTTACTTTTGAAGGGATTAGTCCTTTAAATCCTGCAGCAATAGACGACCAGGTGACATCCTCGTGATTATTTGCCACCCATGCCCCCCAACGTTCAAGAACCATTTGAATATCACGCATCAACTTTCTCCACAAAATCAGGCCAGCACGCCAATTGCCAGCGCACGATCGATAAAACGAAATATCAGCTCCAGCTGGGAGCCATACTTCTCTTCAAATGCCACGGTATCCGCATGCAGCTCGTCGTGATGCTTTCTGCACAAAGGCAACACAAAAAGGTCATGCGCTTTTGTTCCCATTCCTCCCTGACCGTGACCTATCAGGTGGTGGGGATCATCAGCAGGCTTTCCACAACATGCACACGGCTGTGTCTTAACCCAGCGCGTGTACTTTTCATTAACCCAGCGGCGACGTTTTGGGCGTAACATAAAAGACTCCGGCGACTCCGGATCCACTTTCAGCGCCAGCACCTTTTTCGCTTTATCCTGGATGATGCTGGTGGCAGGAACCGAAGGCACAAGGTCACTTTCCCGGGTGACAGACGGCACAACAGGCTTCGGTAATCTCAGTGCCTTACGGGCTGCACTTTCCGGTAAGGCATCCGCCAGGTCATTACGAATCAGCCACCAGCACAGTTCCGGCATTGTCACAACGTGACTGTCATCAAAACCGAGATCCCGACGCACAACAGACAACACCCAGCGGGTACAGTTATCCGTTGCCATTGATTCCAGCCGTTCCGTGAACTGATCGCGCAGCTGGTTATCGCAGTGCCAGCACAGACGGATTGCGCCCGGCGTGTGTCGCATTGTGGTCATGTTCTCGCTGTGCCAGTCGGAATGAGGCCACTGGCAACCTTTTTCACGAAGTAACCAGCGTTCAAGACATTCCACTCCACCAGCACGACGAATCACTGCCTCATTGCGGAACACGGCCCAAACGGCAGGATCATCCGCCAGCGGTTGTGATGCAGCCGGAACGGCACCACTGGCGAAAGATGAATAACGTTCCGGCTCAGGCTCCAGCAGGACACGCCCCTGCATAAACAGGGGCATCAGCTCTGAACCTGGCCTGAACAATACGATCCCCATACGCGGGGCAATTTCAGGGGTCAGTAGCGCTCTCACGGTCACCTCAATGAACGGTATCGAGCAGCTTTAACAGCTCAGGGAACCGGGATTCGAAGAAATGCGGCTGCGTCTCGCGCGGATTTGCGGGACTGGTGATGTTCTTGCCGAACATGCAGCCTTTCGCCGTCAGCGACCAGAATTTTTTGATGTTGTTAATCGCAGTGCGGCTGTATCGTTCACGTTGTTCAACGATCCCCAGCTTCGCCATCTGGTGATATGCCTGATTAGCTGTCAGGCGGATACCATACTGCTTCAGCAGTGCACTCAGTGACAGCGTGGGGCGGCTTGAGCCATCAGGCGCGTCAGCAGGAGCATCAATGGCATAGCGCGGTGCCAGATTCGGTAAGCCAACAGCCTCCTGGAGTTTCTGACAGGCCCCAAGCACTGAAGAGTTAGACAGGTTTAATTCCCGGCGCATAAAGTCCAGCAGAATCACACCAGCCTGCATCTTGTCAGCAGCCTGTCCGGATAATTTTTCCGGTGCGCTGGTTACCATGTCGAAAGTACGGATCACCTTCAGATGGAATGACGGGCTTATCCACATTGCATAGGCATACACCAGTTCTTTGCAGACATACGTCCCCTGGTTATTTCCGCCACGAATAACGTTAACTGGCTCTATATTGACCGAGTTGCAAATCTGCAACTCGCTTATTAAACGTTCAGTTTGCTCATTGCGGAGCCAGAATGCAGGCTTATGCTTATCCAGAGAACCGGCAGCCCTGTGCAGATCGTTCAGGCTGTAACGACCATAAGCATCACGACGAACTTCAATACCATCAATGACCATCAGATTATTCATACTTCGTTTCTCCTCTTGATCAGGCGGCTGCACCCGCCGTTTTCTCGTACTTACTGATGGTGATCTCGACCTTCCCTTTCGGGATAACCGGTCCCCACTCCACCAGCATTCTTTTCACCTGTCTGTCGTCTTCCCACACACCCGCGTGGGTCAACGCGTCAAACAGCGCCTTGTTATAGTTGTCCAGATCGCGGATCCGGTTATCCGGAGGAAACAACACGATCTCCACTGAAGCAGGTGCCGACGTTGGTTTTGGTAGACGACGTAACTGCTCAACTATTGCTGCGCACGCCGCGCTCTGGAATTTGCGCCCCGCCGCGCTTATCAGGCTCTTACCTGCAAACGCCCCTTTGTTGGGGTGTCGCCAGTACGTGTTCACGCTGGGCGGAAAAGGCAGGATCAGCTTCATGCTTTCAGGCCCCTCTCATGTAACCAGTGGGTTGCACGCAGCCTTGCGTTTTCCTCACCGGCAAGCAGTGAGCGGATAATCCCGACCGCTTCGCTGTCGTCGTCCTTCACTGCGGTATGAAGCGTGATCCCCCGGGCCACGCCACGCTTTATCGTGATGACGCCTTTTTTCTCCAGTGCGCGAAGATGCTCCACCGCTGCATTCACTGAACGGTATCCCAGCATGGTTGCCACCTCCTGATTGGTTGGCGGGAAGCCACGTTCTTTCTGGTAAGAAATCAGCATATCCAGCCCCTGCTGCTGGCATTGAGTTAACGTCGTCATGCCGCCATCTCCCTGACCAGTTTTTCCGCCTGCTGGCGAACCTGCGCCAGAAAGGCCTCACCACATGCCTCAAGTTCATCGCGCCCGATGTAGCTGATTGCCGGTCCCTTCCAGGTCTTGTCGAAAACAGCAATAGCACCAGCGAAGAACGCTCCTGTCGGCACCTGCTTCTCATCCTTCGGGATAAACCAGGCAGGCAGTTCAAAACCAATACGCCCGCGAATAAAAGCAATATGGTCTGCATCTTCCGGCCACCAAACTTCGCTGGTGGCAGCTTTGATCAGGAAAACATAGCGCCCGCCCTTATCACGCATGGCACTGGCATGCTTCATGATGTAACGCATGCCGGTGATGTATTGCCCCTCATGCTGACTGGCGCGGCTGTATGGGGGATTACCAAAGGCAGCACCTTTAAGCTCCGCAAGACGTTCTGACCAGTCATGCGCCAGCGCGTTGTCTTCCGCCGTGTAATACGCAGCACATTTGGCGTTATCACCGTCAGTGAACAGATCCAGAACAAACGGGCCAAACAGGGTGTTAATTCCCCAGAAAATGTTGTCCGGCGTGCGCCACTGATCGCCCACGTCCTTCAGTTCATGGGCTGGTTTGTTCCGCAGTTCCACCAGCGCCTGGCAATATTTATTACTCATTAAGCCCCCACGTAATTCCCTGACAGATACCACTCTTCACCCGATGCAGCGCGCTTGCTGCTTTTCCGTAAGCACCGCTCACGACGCGCCAGAAAATTGTTTCGTTCTGGCTGGGAGTGGCTTTCACGGAATGCCGCCATCCACACGGTTGCAGCACGACGGTATAAGCCTCTTGACTCCAGTTCTTCAGCCTGGCGGGTCAGGCACAAAATCCCCCGGGGATCGTTAGTGCCGACATAGAAATTGCGCACAGGTCTGGTTTCACGAACTGGTTGTGGTTCCGGCTCCTGCGCTCTCTCAGTCAGGCGCGGGAAATGTCTGCGTGTATCCCCTTCACAACGGTGAGCCACACGCCCACTCTGACGTAACTTGCTTGCTGACTGCAGTACGCGCTGCCGTGAGTAACCTGCAAAAGCATCCGCAATGTCTCCGGAAGTACACCCCGGATGGGCTTCAATGAATTTCTGAACGTCATTCAAAAGACTCATGATCACCCCCTGAATCCTGCCGGGATCTGGCTGTAGTCCACGTTGTCGTAACTGGATTTGAAGTACGGGTCCTCACGTCTGGCTGCAGATACCGCAGGAACTTCCCAGGATTCTTCGAAATGACGATCCGGACCAAAGAACGTGACAGCCTGTTTCACAAATTGTGTGCCGCTGTTACCCATTGCAGATACCCAGCCCGCATAGCGTTTCACACCTTCCAGCATGGTTTCGGGGTTTACCCCCTCATTCAAACGGGCTTTCCAGGCTTTGAAGGCTGCAGATTTTGAATTGCCACCAGCACGTTTGGGATATGCCAGCCATGCCTGCTCAAACTCCGGAGAATATTCCGGTCGGTTTGAACGAACTCGCACGGACTCATCAACTGATGCACCAACAGCTATTGGTTCATTGACTGGTTCTTTGACTGGTTCAAAAGAGTGACTGGTTCTGGGTGAATCTCCTGCACTACCCCCTGGTGCAACTCCTGCACTACCTGGTGAATTTGCTGCACCAGATAGTGAATTATTTGCACTACCCCCTAGTGAATCTCCTGCACCATCCAGATGAAGGAGATAGATATTACTTGAGTTACCTTTTTCACCTTTCCGGGTGACTTTTTTTACCAGCCCGGACTCACAAAGGGCCGCAATATGATTCATCACAGAACGTTTGCTAATCTCGCACTGGTCAGCAATATGCTGGTAGCTGGGCCAGCACTCACCCTGATCGCTGGCATTATCAGCCAGCTTGATCAGAACCAGTTTTCGCAATGGATTACCCACTCGAATTTTCATCGCTTTAACCATCAGCTCCATACTCATGCTGCACCTCCGAGATGCTTCATGTTTTTTCTGGAGCGAAAGGCTATAAGCGGCATACTGACGCGGTAATTACGGCCCAGCGGTTCACAAACCACCTTCTGACATTCACGGTCAACCAGGCTAACACGTAGAACATGCCCTGCAGGCGTGGTGTACCACTGACCCGGACGAGGACAACGGAAAGTCTGATTGGTAAAACGTTTGAAAATATTCCGGATCATTTGCGCCCCCTTACCTCTGAAGGGTTCAGCGACAAATTTATGAGGCAGGCCAGCGCCGAAGCATCATTAATATAGTCATATAAGCTAACAGCCAGCGGAGATTCGGCTTTTGCCAACATAGGATAAAGCTGCTGCAGCCAGACCTGATGAATTGATGAAATGTAGGAACAGAGAACGCTGGCGTTATGTGCAACGTCGCTCGGTACAGCGGGCCTTGAAAGCTGTTTCTCCATCTGGTTAAAGGCATTGATGTATGCCTCTTTGAACTGGGCAGCACGTTTACCCGTGAAACCCATAGCAAGAAACGCAAAGCCGTCGCGGGTTATTTGATAGCAAGGTAGTTTGCGGCCTGTGCAATCGGTGTAATCACTCACCGAAAAATTGCGGGCAGTGAATGATGCGGAGCATTCAAGCGTGCGGATCTTTTTCAGTACATCGTCATGACGTTTGGAGAAGAAGTTGGCAACAGCCAGGGATGAAGTAACAGCCTGACCATCAACGATGGCAATTTCAGGTTGAGTGAGGGTTGGGATCGTAGCCATGATGGCAGCCTCTTTGGTGATTTTAAATAACTCACCACCAAGGCTTTCCACGACCTTATTGGTGGTGAGACGTACAGGGGTGGAAATACCGGTCACCAAAGAACCCGGCCCAACCGAAGTTGGCCCTGCACGCCCCACCATAATTTGGGCGTAATGCTGCTCATGACACAAAAAAACCGCAAGAGCGCGGTTGTGCGCTTTGGTGAATTCCGGGTTTCCACGCCCGGCACCCGCTTTATAAGGTGCCTGAACAGTGTAACGTCCCGGAATGGCAGAATCAATGTGCTGGTGGTCCTTCACACTCAACAAAATCACGCCTGAATTTCCACAAAGGACTAAAGCACTCATGCGGGTAGTCTTTGCGAAGATAGATAACGCGCTGTGTTTCTGGCTCCCAACGAATAACATGAACATAAAGTCCTCTTCCGTCACGAAACCAGCGGTTAAGTTCCTGCACAACTCGCCCCCCACAGTCAGGTAAAGTTCTCTGTGGTTACTTACAGCCAGGTGATTTGGTAATCTGCATTCATGCCGTAACAACAGGTGTTCAGCCACGCGGACCACCAGCTGTTGCGACCAACGGTTATTTGCCGTTAAACTGTTCATGCGTTAGTTTCTCCACAGACACAAAACGCCACGACGCCCGGAGCTGCACACTCGCGGGCGTCACTCTTTTCTGGAACGCAGAAAATTTTGTAGACCAGTGCCGCATGTTCCTGGAGCTTCGAAATCGACAGATACAACTCATCATTAATTGCTGTCTGCTCATGTGGCTCCACTACCCCGTCTTCGATTGCCGAACGAATCTGCTTTGAGTAACTCCCGATCTGTTCGATGACTTCCAGCAGGCGCTGGTTTATATCGGCGTTCTCTACTTCCTCAATTTCAGGAAGTGATACAAACACCCCACCAGCAGACTGTGCGACAGCATCCGCAATGTGGTGAGTACCAGCCGCACGCTGTAAAACCATTGCCCATCCCAACGGAAAAAACTGATCGCCATCGGCACGAAGGCGGTTAAATAATGCGTTCTCTGTTACATCCAGCCAGTCAGCAGCTTCAGCGTAACCACCTGGCAATGCCGCGATAGTTTTTCTGATAGCTTTCACGTACCACTCAGGTTGTTTTTCCACTTTCCAGTGATGCTTACCCACGGCTTACCTCCTGTTCCTGTGGTTTTAACTCATTCCGGTTTTGACTAGATTGAAAGCGTGCAGGATAGAGAATCTGCATTTCGCTGATTTCTCCCTTAAAAAAATTGGCCAGACGCTCTGCAAGATCGATAGATGGAATTTGTTCCAGTCTCTCAATACGACTCAGCGTTGCTGGATTAACCTGAACGCCCGCAGCAACATGCTGCAAAGTAAGCCCGTGCGCCTTACGCACATTTCGTAATGGTGATTGCATATAACCTCCACATATTGCGTGATGAGCATGTTATTTCACGCAAATATTTTGCGCAAGTTGATTTGCTTAACGCGCAATAAAGAAATGTAATAAACGCATGAACATAGGAAATCGAGTCAGACAACTTCGCCAGGCGAAGAACATGAAAATCGCCGATCTCGCTGAAGCAATAGGAGTGGATGCGGCGAATATCTCGCGCCTGGAAACAGGTAAGCAGAAACAATTCACTGAACAAGCCCTGAGTAATATTGCCAGGAGCTTAGGTGTTGATATTGCTGATCTCTTTACCTCAGACTTCAAAAGTAATACTGTATGTAAAAACAGTATTAGTGAGGATGTTGCGCAGGTGAAGGATGTATTCCGTATTGAAATGCTGGATGTCAGTGCCAGTGCGGGAAATGGCCTTATCCAGGGCGGTGATGTCATTGATGTGATTCATGCCATTGAATACAGAACTGATAATGCTGTATCGATGTTTGGCGGACGACCAGCCAATCACATTAAAGTTATCAACGTTCGTGGGGACAGTATGTGTCCAACCATTGAGCCAGGAGATCTCATCTTCGTTGATGTCAGTATCAATCAGTTTGATGGAGATGGTATCTATGTATTTGGTTTTGATGATAAAATTTATGTCAAACGACTGCAAATGATACCTGACAAACTACTGGTGATTTCTGATAACCAGATTTACCGTGAATGGGGAATTACCAGCGAAAATGAACACCGGTTTATGGTCTTTGGAAAGGTCTTAATCAGCCAGTCACAAACCCTTAAGCGACACAATTAACCCTTACCTCCTCATCAATTAGCCACCCAAAGGTGGCTTTTCATTTCCCATAAAATTGCACATCTCGCAACAAAACACTTGCATAATGCGCAACTTCATTTTATCTTTCTTTCCAGACCAACAAACAAGGTACTAACAAAATTTGGTTGTAATACGGCGTATGGCACATGCGTCGTTAGCGGTCTGGTGACGTTAAAGGGGACAATCCACTCCTTGCTCGAGCAAACAAACCAGGTAGCCGGAATGTGCAAGTCAATGATGATGCTGATAAGACGCCTAACCAGCGTGGCGATTCGGTTTGACGCCTGGGAAGAGACCAGGGTGCAACGATGAGGGCATTTATGGAACCGCGACAAAGTGTGGTGCCGTAACTGGCTAAGTGCTCTCAGCGTTGTGGTGAATGCGCAGGCTGATGCGCGAAAGACATTGCAGCTATTGCGGAAAAGAGCTGTTCGGCGGGGCAATTAAACGCCCGTGAGAGTCTGAAATAACCGCAAGCCGGAGATCAGCACCGGTCACCACAACAGCCACTGCTTTGGCGGTACCAGTTTGTACACTTGCTTCCGGCTGGTACCGCTCTTTTTACAAAACAGAGAAGAGCATCACCGGACGACGGGCTCATAACCCAATCCATCCGGGCGGCTGCCACCGCAGGTGTTCTTCTCTGTTTTGTGGAGAAACCAACCGACCTTGCAGGGTCGATATGATGAGGAGCAGCAAAATGGCTAGCGAACGCAGTACTGATGTACAGGCATTTATCGGGGAGCTGGACGGCGGCGTATTTGAAACCAAAATCGGCGCAGTTCTCAGTGAAGTCGCTTCCGGTGTGATGAACACGAAAACCAAAGGTAAGGTCTCACTCAACCTGGAAATCGAACCGTTTGATGAGAGCCGTGTGAAAATCAAACATAAACTCTCATATGTCCGCCCGACTAACCGCGGGAAAATTTCCGAAGAAGACACCACCGAAACGCCGATGTATGTCAATCGCGGTGGTCGCCTGACTATTCTGCAGGAAGACCAGGGACAATTACTGACTCTTGCCGGTGAACCTGACGGAAAACTCCGCGCAGCAGGTCATTAATATCGTTCTTAATTAACTGATTATTTATCTCATCACTGAATATCTTTATATAGTGAGGACTTATTATGTCTCAGAACTTAGACGCAACCGCAATTAATCAAATCCATGCCCTTATTTCTAGACTGCCCCCCTGATGTCACGAACGGTGCAATAGTGATCCACACCCAACGCCTGAAATCAGATCCAGGGGGTAATCTGCTCTCCTGATTCAGGAGAGCTTATGGTCACTTTTGAGACAGTTATGGAAATTAAAATCCTGCACAAGCAGGGAATGAGTAGCCGGGCGATTGCCAGAGAACTGGGGATCTCCCGCAATACCGTTAAACGTTATTTGCAGGCAAAATCTGAGCCGCCAAAATATACGCCGCGACCTGCTGTTGCTTCACTCCTGGATGAATACCGGGATTATATTCGTCAACGCATCGCCGATGCTCATCCTTACAAAATCCCGGCAACGGTAATCGCTCGA